CCCAATGCGCAATGGCTTCAGCCGTTCGATCATCAGCTTGTGGAAGATCGAACTCACGTTCGCGAACACCAAGACGGTCCATCATGTTCTCATCTTCGACTGTCACGTCATTGACCGTCACTGAGCTGACGTGCCACTCAAGATCAAGCAACGCCTTCAGGTCTGAGACGAACACGCCGCCCTCACCAAACACGTACTTGGGCTCGCGGTCTTGACGAATCCGATGATGACGGTCTTGTACGACGATGTCTCCATCGCCGTCGATGTACATGAACCCGCCCTCACTCAAAGCCGCGTCAAGAAGGTAGCTCAAGACGGTGCCATCAGGACTGCCCGAAGCAAGATTAGACACACCTTCATCAAGCTTGAGACCAACGTCCCATCCGAGGTGCTCCACAATCGTTTCAACACGATCCTTCACGAGTTGCGAAGGCAGCTTGTTCAGCCTCTTCTTCCAGCGTCGCTTCGTAGCGCCCTTAGGTTGCGCGTTACGCCAGATGACGATGTGCGACATGTTCTTGGAGCCAGCACCGTGCCCAACGCGGAAGACTTGCTCACGTGAAGTGCCAGCAAGAGTGTAGATCGTTCCTTCGTGAATCGACTCTCCATTTACGCGGAACTCGATGCGGTAGTGCCCGTGGCGCACAACCTCAACGTACACTGTCTCTCCACCCTTCACTGATCCATCGGGCGTAGCGACAGTGTACACCTGGTCGTTGTGACTTCGAGCTTGCCGCCACTCAAGCCGTTCGCTTGACCCATTCCATCGCACTTGATACGCACGATCACGTGGATGGCTGCTGCACTCGACAAGTGCCGTTGTGACACCGCTTGTCGGCAACTCGACCCAGAAGCCGATTGTCATCGGCCCGTTCCGGCGCAGAACACTTGAGGGTTCGTCGATTCTGGCCTCTGAGATTGTTGTGAATCGCGTCGAGGTACCACCCCCGCCGGGGAGAATGTCGGGCTCAGAAAGCCTCGCAGGGCCTTCGTAGCGGCCGTGGTACTCGTTCCCGCTATAGTCCCAGATGCGTCGATGCCGATCAGCGTCATCAAACGGCCAGAACAAGATGACGTCATCGTCGCTCTCGATCTCGTCACGAAAGCCACCACGCAAGTTGATCTGATTCATCGGCTCGAAGAGATCAACGATCGTGATCGTAGTGACCGCATCAAGACCTTCTTCGGGGTAGTCGAGCGGCCACTCCTCAACGAACCCGGTGAACATCTTCCGTGTTGCGCCATTGTACGTGGCAGACAATCGCACAGGTGTAAGGGGGAGAACGTTCGGCCAGTACGGCGACTCGTCGTTCGTCGGATCGAACCGCCCGTCACGATTCGTCAGAGCGAACGTTGCTTGTCCAGTCTCCGCTTGTCCAAGCTCGTGATTGCGTCCACGCTCCATCTCGAAGTCAGTCCACGGACGCATGAACTCGGTGACGTCAATCCAATCGTCCTCGGACGGCGTCTTCGCAGGTCCGAACCCGAACGCCATCTCAAGTGAGATGACTGGCAAGTCTTGTGCCATCAGTCAATCACCTTCACGTTCCGCCGCCCGTGCTTGCGTAGTGAGCGCAACACAACGTCACCCAGTTCACGCTCGCTGAGGACCGATCCTTCCACAGTGACGTAGATGTTGATGTCACCGCCGCGCGCGCCTTCGGCGACGTTGTGGGCGATGTCCTTCAGGTGGCCTTCTTGACGGTCGAGCTGGTGTGCCGTCTGAACGACTTCGCCTCGACCCGTGTTGTTCTCATACAGTCCAGACCCTGGCGGAAGAATCCCGCCGTCATCGAACGGCAGCACGCGCGAAGCAAGTGCTCGGATCGGCCCAGGCAACGCCTCAAGCGCGTTGTCCGCAACGGTGCGAAGAAGATGGCGGCCAGCACCATGCGCCATACCAACCCAGTCACCATCGCCGACGCTTCCTGAAATGGCGCTCCAGATGCTACGAATCCGCTCCCACACATCCTTGATGCGTTGCCACAGCGAAGACTGCTCCGGGTCACCGCCCGGAATGAACTCCCCGCCCACCTGTGGCAAGTAGTACTGCCAGCGGTACATACGATGATCGGCACCCCGGGCGTTCGACCCGACGACCGAGCCAGCACCTCCTCGAGACTCAACGTTCATACCGCTAAGCGTACCGCTCATGTGGCCCGGGCTACCTCGAACGACACCGACCGTGAAGCCGCCGGTCCCTCGACGAAGACCAGCAGGTCCTTGCGAAGCACCTGTGAACAGCCCCGTACCGTACAAACGGCGATGCGGATTGCGAGCGAGAAGCACGTTCTGAATCGCGCTCATAAATCCCGAGCAGTCGTACCCACGAGGACCGACGCCGCCCCAGATGTAAGGCTTGCCGGCCTCGCGTCGAGCGAACCGCTGTCCACGCCCGATCGCGCCGCCTGCGTTTCGCCACGCCAGACCTTCACCACCGCCGCGATCACCGCCGAACAAGCGGTCCAACAGGTTCAGTCCGCGGGACGATTGAGAGACGGTTTGGCCTCGTCGAGCGAGGTCCGTGACCGATTCCCGCAGTGTCTGAACGCCGCGATGCCCTCCAGCAGCACGAACCTCGTCTCGTGTCCAGACGTGCTCGCCCGGAGTGAGGCCAGCAAGGACGGTGTCCTTGTTCGGTCCACCACCCGGAACGCCACCACCCCTGTTCAGCCCGATGGTGCTCATGCTGCCGAGCGATGGCCCGCCGATCCGATCAGCGACCGAGTTCCACAGCCTCCGGATGCCGTTGTTATAAACTGAACGAATGACGAAGTTGATCGGTCGTGCGAACCGTCGGCGCAATCCATCCCAGATGCGGCCAAGCCGATCGCGCATCCGGGTGAACGACTGCACCACGCGAGAGATGAAGTCGGTGAAGATCCCGCGGATCCGGCCTGTGATGCTTGTCACGAAGCTGCGGATGCGGTTCCATCCGTTCTCCCAACCGCTGCGGATTGCATCCATCGCGCCAGAGAAGTCGCCGCGCAGCAGTCGTAGGATTCCGATGATGTATCCGCGGATCACATCCCAGATGGAACGGATGATCGTCCACACAGCGTTGAACTGTGAGGAGATGTTCCCGCGGATCATGCTAAGAACACGCTGGATGAGGCCCCAGATGAAGTTCCACACCGAGGACGTCGCGTTGCGTACCGCGTTCCACGCCGTGGAGATGATGCGCCGGATCAGCGCCATCACGGGAGAGAGGAAACCTGTGATGCGGTTCCACACCGAAGAGATGACAGACCACACTGCGTTCACAGAGACAGTGACCGCGTTGCGGATCCAGCTCCACGCTCCACTGATCCACTCTCGCCACCGATTCACTGTCATCAGGATCTCTTGTCCGATCTGCGTGGAGAACACACGCTCGATCAGGCCGCGGATCCACTCGATGGCACCGGAGAAGATGTTACGGATGCGCTCCCACACTTCTCCGAAGAACGCTGCGATTCGGTCCCAGTTTCGCCACGCTAGAACACCGATCGCGATCAAGCCAGCAATGGCCGCAACCGCAATGAGGATCGGTGCGCTGACTGCGCCCATGACAACAGCGAACGCGGCCTTGATCGCAGTGAGAATCTTCATGGGCGCCATGAGGCCAAGCACCATCGTGCGAAGGAGCCCGAACCCTCGGCTGACCCATGGCATGATCGTGCCAAGCGCCATGATCGGCATGGACACCGCACCCGCAGCGTCGGCCAGTCCGCCGAAGCGGAACAACATGTTCTCGAGGTTAGCGGACACTCGCTCCATCGGCGTGATGGTGGAGTTGTTCGCCTCAGCGAACTCGTCAGTCAGACCGGCAGCTTCGCCCGCAGCTGCCCGATACTCCTCGAACTCCTCAGCGGTCAGTCCCATCGTCTCAAGGAAGACGTCCATGTCGCCTTCCGATTCATCAACCGCTCGACGAAACTCACGAACCGCTTCTCGTCCATCATACCCGCGATCACGGAACACCTCGATCCCCGCCGAGGCGTCCTCCATTCCGAACTCTAGGCCTTGCAGCTCGTCAGGCACACGGGCAAGGTTGCGTCGCAATGTACCGAACGGAACATCCGTTTGCATCGCAAGGTGCGTGAAGTGATCAATCTCATCGCCGACATTCTCCAATGGAATGTCAAGCGCGTTGAGCACCTGATCCACATCCGCGATAGACGTCACCATGTCCTTGCCCGTGGCGTCGCTGAAGTCGTCCATCACGGGAAGGATCGTCTCGAACCCTTCCTTGCTGTCAACACCACGCTTCGTAAGCTCATCGATCGCGGCCGCAGCGTCGTGCGAGGAGAACGTGTGGTCGGTCATCGTGTTGATCATCTCGCGAAGCTCACCTTCAGCTTCGCCTGTGACGATCTCCGCACGACGTAGCGACGCGTTCGACTCCTGCTGCGACCGAGAGAATCCTTCAGCTGACGCACCGGCCGCAGCACCAGCCGCGGTGATCTTACCCCAGTTGCGTTCGAGCGCGTTGCCTGCTTCGCCGCCCGCGTCCGCGATGTTCTCGAAGACTTCAGAAGCTTCGTCCTTCGCGCGGACGATCACTTCCATCACGGACGCCATCTTATGCTCCTCGCCGTCGCCTTACTTGAGCCTTCAGCTGATCGTTCCCTGGACGCGAAGACCCAGCCTTATTGGTGTCCAGGGTATCTCGAGCTCCCTCTGCTTCTGATGCTTCAAGCTGCTGAAGGTAGAGGAACCCTTCGAAGAGGAACCTTCGTTGTACGGGAGTCAGATCCCGTTGCTTATCGACCAGCGGGATGCCGTTCTTCTGCAAGACGACGATCTCCAGACCCTCTTCAGTCCTCGCGAAAGGACTCAGCCTCTTCCACCTTCTCCTGGCCACGTGAGATTGCGTTCACCTTCGCAGAGATCTCCTTGACAATGCCAGCGGGCCGAAGCTGCTTGACCTCGTTGACGGTCCACTTCTCGCCACCCTTACTCAGTGAGATCGACACCATCGTCGCGTTGGATTCGTACTGCGCCTTCGAGCTCTTCTCGACGTCGAACTCGATCTCCTCGGGCATGCCGCTTCCGGACTTGTCCGCACGACCCTTGACCGTCTGCCCCTTGAGCGCGATGGACTCGACCTGCTCGAGTTCACCGTCAGTCAGCGGGTACAGGACCAGCGAACCGCCAAGCCGCTCGAAGTACACCTCGTGCGGAGTGCTCTCACCGTTCAGGATGTCCGACTTGCTCAGGACTGCCATGTCGCGTTTCTCCTACGTCGATGTCAGCTACAAGACCTAGTGTACCATCGTCTTGATTCATCCATTGAGGCAGGCCGGATACACGTACGGGTAACCCGACCAGACCAGTACCGAAACCGCCTCTCGATACACGAGACCGCCCCGCCGGGGACAGCGAGGCGGTCTCGTTAGGGGTTGATCACGAGAGGTCGACCAGCTCGTTCTCCAGCGAGGCGAACAGCTCGGTGCGGACGGTTTCGTTGTCGTCGCGCTCAACGTCGTCGACGTAGGCCTTGATCTCAACGGACTGCGTGACCTCGTCACGGCCAGACGGCTGCTGCTGCGCGCTTGTGACAACGCAACGAGGCAGGTACAGCGTCAGCTCGCCGTCATCACCCGCGTTGAGCTTGATGTACATGTCGGTCTCGGTGGAACCACCAGACGCCGGACCATCAACACCGCCCCACATGCTCTGGAGCCACTCGATGTTCTCGTACCACAGGTCGAGCGACATCGTGATCTCTCGCTCGCCCGAAGGCAGACGGTAGGCGAAGCGCCGCCCAAGACCTCGGCCTGAGTCAGCGTCCACGTTGTTCGCAACGGTGAGCTCAAGGCTCTTGACGATCGCGCTGATCTCATCATCGGATCCATCACCGCCGCGGAAGGCAGTCACCTCGTGGAATGCCAGCGGGTACTGATCTGGCATCGTGAGATCGGTTGTCTGCCGAATGTCCGCCCGCTTGTCACGAGCGGCCACAATGTCGAGGTTCGTCTCGACGTACTCATCGTCCACGTTGATCGTCAGCGTGTCGATGGTGCAGCCGGTGAAGATGTGCTCGAAGACGTCCTTACCCAGGAAGGAAGTGAACGTTGGAAGCAGCAACTCTGCCTGACCCCAATATTCGTGAAGGTTGTGTCCTTCACCGCTTCCACCATCTGCGGTGAAGTTGTACCCTCCGAGCGCCCAACGCAGAACGCGCCCGATGGTGTAGATGTCCATCGCGTACTCGATGTCGCCCGTTGGGCTGTACCACCCAGGACGATGGATGCGAGGACCTCGCTCCATGCCGCCTTCGTACTCGATCTGCGTGTCAGAAGGCGCATCGAGACTTGCCGACGCGATGTCGACGAACTGATCGGGCGTGCCAGGAGTGTCCGGGTCGAACTCCGGCTCCTCAGCAAACCCTGCGTACCGCAGCACCCGGTTGGCCATCTTGCACTCCTCCTTCAGAAGCTCGTGATCTACTCTATCACAGGTCGGGTTCGTACACGTTGAAGGTGATCTTGATGTGGGCCACGGCGCTGAACAGTCCGGCCTTCACATCAGAGTGCCACGGAGCACTCGCTTCAAAGCGGTCGCTGATCGTATCCTGCACGTACGACAACCCGAGACGACGGTCTCGAATCACGACAGTACGTGCTCGAGCAGCCAGACGTGTTGCTTCTCGACGACCGAACTCCGAGTCCTTGATCGCCTTCACCACAGGGGTCAAGACGATGTCCATCGTCCACGATTCCTGAATGGAACGAGGCGGATGCGAGTTCGATGCAGGTTCGGCCCACACCCAAATGGCTGGAGTTGGAGGAACGCCGTCGTGGCGATCACCACGAACGATCTTCTTGACACCATCAAGCAGTTCACCCGTGGCGGTGGCGTCTTCAAGCTTCGAGACAACCGCACCCATGATGCCTTCAAGCGCGTCCTCAAGGTACACCGGCTGCTTCATTCGCCTACCTCCTCGAACGCCATCTGAACGTACTCGTCAGTTCGCTGCTCCGCGCGTCCGATGGCACGATCAGCGTATGGGTTTGGTTCTTGACCTTCAACGCTACGCGCGAAGACCGGTCGACCGCCCACCTCGAATCGTAGCACACTTGCGTTCTGAGGAACGATTGGTGATCCAGATGGCCCGTGGATGCCGGTTCCTTCGTGGACGTATAGCGCGTAGTGCACACCGCTTGCGATTCGCCATGTGAGGTCATCTATCGGCTCAAGCTGGAACGATCCGGCAAGCCGCCCGTGATCCACAGGCGCCTCTTCCTTGATCTTCCCCCAGACATCTAGAGCGGTAAGTTCGATAGCTCGACGGGCTACCGCCCGTCCTCGCTCCGCGAGGTCCCTGAGAACCTGCTCGTCGTACTCAACTTCAGCTACCATCGTCCACGCCCATCTTAGGGACAAAGAAACGCATCGAGTGCTTACGTGGCCAACGACGAAGATCAGACTTGGTGGACGGCGTCATCATCTTGTCCTCGATGAGCCGTGTGTCATAATCATCGTGTGTCACTGTCGTTGTGTTTCGTCGCTGCACGGCGTAACCCACCATGTTGGCCGTCATACGGATGCAGATGTTCTCTATGCCAGCGGGCACAGGATCGTACACGCGATTTCGATCCTGCTCGATCAAGCTTGTCGCTTGCTCGACCCACTTCTCTACGAGACTGATCAGCTCCACAGACGACTCAAGCTGAAGGTCGTCAGGAGTGACACCCGTGAACTGAATGACATCTTCTGCGTTAGCGTACAACATGTGCCTTACCCTCCGTAACAGCACGGGACGGTTCTTTACGAACCGCCCCGTACCTCACCGTCCTAAGGGTGATCAGTTCTGAGCCTTGATCCGCTCGATCAGCTCGCTCTTGGTGCCTGCGGTGCTCAGACCCAACTCTGCAAGCATGTCGCGAAGCTGCGAGTTCGTGAGGTGGCTGTAGTCCGCCTCGGGCTCAACCTCTTCACCGTCTTCGTCGATGACGACTTCGGGTTCCGGTTCGTCGCTTCGTTCCACCTCTTCCACGGTCAGCTTCCGTGCAGCCTTGATCTCGGGGACTCGATGCGACTGCACGACCACAGTTGTGGTCGAGCGGGGCGGGAACACCTTCCCGCCCCGCTCAACTGCCGCGGAGTGGACGTTAGTGACCGTCAACTCACGCATCATTGTGGGCTATTCCGATCACGCAGGCTCGGCCTCGGTGGTGGCTACAACAGCGCCGTTCTCATCCTCGTAGTGGGCGTCGGCTTCGATCGTCAGAACGAAGTCGGTCCGGCGCGCCTTGGCCTCACGCTCGGCCTCGACGGTCACCTCGTGGAACACGCCCCAGACCATGTTGTCCGGGTGCGACAGCAGCGCGCGAGAGCCGCCCTCCACGCGCTCCAGAGCCGGAGCGTAGATCACCTGCACGCCCTTGTACCGCAGGCCGCCAGGGATCCCGATGCCCTGCTCCTGGAACTCATCGGCGCGCGTCGTGCCGCGGTCCCGGAGAACATCCAGGTACCCGTTGACGACGTCCCACGGAGCGAGGATCACCCAGTCCGTCCATGCGGTGACGAACTTCTTGGGGAGCGCCTGAATCATGTTATCGAACAGCGTCTCGGGAGCGCCGAAGTCCTGGTCGAAGACCTCGTTGCCGGCCTTCACCAGCCAGCCATCGGTCGTGCCGTCCCAGTGGTCGGGATCACCAGTACCCGCCAGCAGCGCGTACTCCTCGAGGTCACGGGCAGCCGCCTGCGCGAACAGGTCGACCAGCGTGTCCTCGAACCCACCCCGCTCGATGTTGCGCCGCAGCGCAGCGTCGCGGAGGGAGGTGACCGCCATGAGCTCCTGGGCGATCAGCTTGTTGGTGTGGAACTCGGGCTGCGCGAAGTCGCCGCTTGATGGGGTGCCATGCTCCGCATTCGGACGACCCGGGCGCAGGATCCGGTCCGCGAAGCCGACGCGATCGATGTCGGTCTGCTGCGCGTCCATCTCGATGAAGCGGGTGCCATCGAGGACGACGGACTTGTCCTGCACGGTGTGGACGAAGGATGCGAACTTCTCCGGCTGAAGGACAGCGTCGTTCAGGTCACTAACATCAGTGACATTCTTCAGCGCGCCATCCAGCCGAGCGAGGAGTTCGCTGTTGGTCAGCGTACCCATTATCCTCTACTCCTTCTACTCGATCTCGTTGGGTATAGTAACACTCAGCGCCGGACCCGGCGTCCGAGTGCATCTCGCTTCAGCACCTCGTGCGTCTTGTGAGGTGCCGTAGGCGCGTCGCCGTCCTGACCGACGATGCCCTTACGCGTGCCGCTCTTGGCTCGCGCCTCAAGCTCAGCACGCAGTTCCTCGAGTTCGCGCTCCGCGTCCTTGCGGGCGGCACGCTCCTCCTCGAGCTCGCTGTCTTCATCAGCAAGCTTGGCGTCTTCCAGAGCCTCGTCTTCGTCGGTGCCCGCCTCGGCGTCAGCCTCGGACTCCTCAGCGGTAGGCTCCTCTTCGGGCTCCGGCTCCTCAGCCGGTTCCTCAACAGGATCCTCCTCGACGACCGGTTCTGTGGAGGCCTTCTCGGCCTTCTCCTCTTCGTCTTCTTCCTCGTCGTACGGCTTGCCTTCAAGTGCGGCAATCCGCTCGTGAAGAGGTTCCACAGCACCATTGACGACGTCCTGGATGAGTTCCTTCAGCTGCGCCTCATCCATATCGAGCTCCTCCTCGATGCTCTTGTTCTTGCGTTCGGATTCCCCGACCGCCACGAGTTCACTGAGAGCTGTGTTCAGTTCCTCGAGTGCATTCAGCGCGTCGCGGAGCTTGGCGAGGTTCGCCTCGCTGATCTGCCGGCCCTCCTTCATAGAAGGATCAGCCTTCATTCCCAGTGCTCGACGAATCTTCGCCATCTTTCCCTCCGGCCGTTGCTCTGTGGCAACTGTATCATGGGACTTGAGGGCGAAGAACTTCGCCTTGGGGACAGCAGGCTTATCGACAAGCGACACGTGCGTAGCGACCCAGTCGTCCCCGAGGTCAGCCAACATCGTTCGCTTCGTAGCGGTATCACCATCACTCTTCACGGAAGCGCTGTTCCGCACACCCATGATCGAGTACCCGGCGATGTCACCGGACATGACCTCTTGCCACTGCTCCGGATCGCGGATGTGGGTTGCCATGATCCAGCTGCCCTTCGGCAGGATCACGTTCTCTTCATCGGCAAACCGGACGACCTGATCCTGCGGAGTGATGTAGGACTCAACGACGGCCGCATCGACGTTCACCAGCGTGTGCTGCTTGTCAATGTTCCCGTACCGCTCCATGAAACGGTGCGCAACGTCCTCGATCTTCTCTTCACTCAGAACGTCGCCGTCGGAGTCAGGCTCACCGGGGACGAGCACCGCTGCGTAGGCGACCTGCTTGGCGGAGTCCTTCCGAACGATGGGGCCGGTAAGCTCAGCGCCACCTTCGGACATCGCCATCATGTCGTCCATGTACTCGTCTTCGAGGTAGAAGGTACGAACGACTTGATCACCGACCACCAGGTTCACGTGGTCGATCTCAAAGTCAATCGGATCCTTCAGCTTCCAGGAAGGCTCCTCCTCCTCATCAGGATCGAGGTAGCGCAACGTGATGTGCGGCTTGTAGTTCCGGCCCACCTGCTCGTCGTACGGCGTGATGCCCGCGGAGTACGTTGCGCTGTCGAGCATCGAGCGGATCAGTGGCAACCACTCGGAATCGACAATCGCGTGATAGGCGCGCTCATCACCGTTCTCGAAGACCCCGTGCCCTACGATCCTCGCCTTCGCCTTAGGCAGTGAACCGCACTCCCGACGAATGAGTGCCGGCAAAGCAGCAAGCGAGTCCTCATCGATGTCTTCAGCCTTGCCTAGATACGACAAAGTGAGATGAATGTCATCTGGGTCGACGCCTCGCTCCATAGCGAGAGCATGCCGCATCATTGCCGGCGGCGTGTATGAAAGCATCACGTTCATACCCATAAGATTCATTGTACCATCCTTCTTCTGTGCGCTCCGCGCAGCGTCGGCCATCATGCGAACCTTGTCAGCATCCAAACCCCAAACAGCTTCAGGAAAGTCACTGTCGCCGAACGCGCTATCAGCACCGGGCTCGAACCCAAGGTCCCCCCAGAACCCTTCAGAAGCATCGGTCGGCGCGGCAGTAACAGCCTTTCCTTGAGCAGCTGCGTCACGGACGATCGTATCGATGATCGCTGACCCCGCACCAGACTGCGTGCCAGTAGCACCGATCTTTGAGATGTATGTCTCGCCAGGTGCGTCACTGACCGAGGCAACAGCGGCCACTTCGAACGTCTCAACGTTGGCGGCTGTGATCAGACGATCTCCATCGCCGTGCTGAACATCCGCTATAGCATCCCGGGCCATCTCCACGCCCGAATCTGTACCGCTGAGCCCACGGTCCTCAATCGTGCCTTCAAGGAGCTCTTCAACCTCATCCGGAGGAAGTTCCTCGATCCCGCCGCCTGCGTCTACGAATCGGTCAGCGCGCTCACCAAGCTTAGCACCTGCGGCTGACACGTCTCCGCCCGCACCTCCACTAGGGTCATGAGCTTCTGGGATCCCGTGGTGCTTCTTTGACTGTTCATACAGCCAGCCGCAGAATGCTTCAGGATCGTCCTTGTCCTGATTGTCCGCAACGCACTCGTCCCAGTCCTCATAGCCTGCGAACGGCTTGAGGACGGTGTCTTCAGAACGAACGACAACGTCGTCGAGTTCGTTCATCGAGTTGTCAACCTTGACGAGGCCAACGACGTCGCTGCGGGATGTCTCAAGTGCGACGAGGGTGCCGTCAACCTCTTCATTCGGCCAGAACACCACGCTCTCACCGATAACCTCGTCCTCGTCGTCGACTGCCACCACGAGGAAGTAGTCATCGTGGGTGCCAACTTCGTCAACGACGAGGACGAGGTCAGTCGACTTGTCCTCGTTGATGATCATCAGTCCATCCAGCGCAGCAAGTCGTCAATGGCTTCCTTGTACTCAGCCTCGCTCGCAGCCGTGTCGATGAGCTTCTCCTTCTGAAGCCCGTAGGGGCCGTCCTCGAAGATCCGCGCGTCAACGGCACCCACCTCCATGTGGATGACGTTGCCCTCGGTCTCGTGCGAACCCCGGACGACGCGGTACTCTTGCTTGAAGTCATCGGCTGCGGGATCGTGTTCAGGACTCTCACCAGGAAGGCGCTCTGACGGAGTGACGTCGCGAACGTCCGACTCAACGTCCTTCTCGTACGTGGCTTCGGTGACCTCAAGCCCCCGATCCTCCATCGCGTTACGAGCGTTCGCGGACCCGTAGTCCATACGCTCCTTGGCGTTGCTCCC